ATTGCGGATGGAAGCCGTATCGCGTTCCCATTGCGTAAAAGATTTCAATTTGCCGTCTTCCCCGATCAGCTGCGAGGCCATATCGTTTTGAAAACGGTGCGTTTTGAAAGCCGCAAAAACGCCGTTATTGTAGCGCAGTTCCCTGTAAAAATCGGCATCGCGGTCGGCATAGTCAAGTTTTGTGTCGGAAGCACGTAATCCTTTATCCGCTGCATCATTATAGATATTCCAAAATTCGTTGAAAAGATTTTCGTCGATTTCGTGAAGCGGGTCGTATTTCTTTTCGTACAGGCGGCGCATAGACGCTTTCAGGATACCTCCGTCGAACACAAATGGTGCAGATACCCCATTTTCGCCGTCCGAAACATTTTCAAAATGACCATGTTCCGAGTCATAACCGGGTAGGCTGTACAGGCTGTTCAGTCCCATTCGGAAGCCCCCTCTTGGGGGGCTTTGGCGAAAAAACCGGACAAGCGGTTGCGAAAAGATGATCGTTTGTTCTCAATCCTCCCGGTATCGTTCTGCAATAGTACATCTTGCGATTGTTCCCTTTTCAATTCTTCGTAATTTGCCGGTTTCTCTATGCCGTAAGTTTCGTAAAAATAATCGTCGGAAACGGGTATCCCGAGCCGCTTGATTCGTTCATCGATGGAGATACGCGCTGCAAGGTCTGTTTGTTGCGGCACTTTGAACACGAATTCGCCACCGGTGGTGTTGACTCCCATAGAGGCGAAAATATCGGTCATTTCGAAATTGAGAAGGTTGAGGATGGTCTGTCTGTCCATTTCTTTGATGCGTTCCTCGATGCTTTGGTGAACCGTTCCGAGCGCCTGTGTGCCATGATCCCCAACTTCGGTAGTGAGCGTATTGCCGAGAAAGAGTTTGCTTATTTCCGAATTGCAGAATTCGGCCAGCCCCTTGTACAGGTCGTTTGAACCGGATTTGGTTTGCGAATCGTGGATGGTAAGATTTGTCCCCTCCGGGTGCACCAGTGCCGTGTTGGCCCCCCTGTTGTAGAGGTCGTTGAGCAGTTTCATCCGCGCCTCTTCATCCGCTCCGTCGTACATTCCCTCGAGCAGCGGCATGCCGAATATTTCGCAGAACTGTGCCCAGTCGGACATGGTATTGCGCTTATAGATTACGTACGGAGCCGCGGCGAGCATAAGCCCGAGGCTTCTTCCGTCGCCGATGAAAAGCAAATCGGGAAAACTGTCGAAGCTTTCGCCCTTCATATCACCCTGCCTGCGCAGGATAATCCGGTTAACCGGGTCGTAGTGCTTGCGGGGGACGAGATCGTAATTGATCCACCCATCATCGAGATAGAACTGTACGAGGGTTGAACCGAAGAGGATGTGATCCCACGCATCGCCGAGGAAGCGTCCGAACCACGGCGAGCGAAGCTGTTCGTTTATTTTGTCGTCCGGTTTTCCTTCCCGCCTGAACTCGACCGGAACAGAAAGGACGGCCGATTTTCGCTTTTGAACGACGGCGTATAAATGTGCATCGGTGAGAAGCTCATCGCAAACGTCGAACCATTTGACGCGGTTTGGGTACTCGATATTTTCTGCCGCACGTACGGCATCCGCATAGACGCCGATATCGATTCCGCTGCGACGCGCCTGCGCAAGAACTATGTACGGTGATTTGTAGCCGGTTGACGGAACTATTTTTTTGTTTTCTTTTGCGATCATCGGTAATTGTTTCTTTTCGGGTTGGACTTCACGACAAACGGTGTGCGGTTAGCCTCGGGATCGTCGGCATTGGCGAGGGGAATTCCCGGAATGGAAATGTGTCCCTTCTGTACTGCTTTGAGCCACTCCACTGCCCGCTCGTAACGGCTTTCGCGCATCTTCGAAAGCTTCATCGGGTTATGGATGCAGAAAATGTGATAAATGGCTATGTCGAGTGCCATCATGAGCACCAGCTGCGGTCTTTCGTCCCCGCGCATGGCAAATAATGCGTTGCAGTCATATCGCCCCGACAGGTAACTTGTCATTTCTTCGACAGCCCTGTTTTCACAAATATCGAGCAGCGACTCGTCGCTGCGGATGACCGAATCGATGATTTCGGCGTGCACCGAGGCATTATAGTCCGATTTGTCTATGAACATACTCATCTTCTGTATTTGTTTTTAAGGCGCAGTGACGTTGCCGGAACGATATCCAGCGGGCTTGTCCGCGCCATTTTTTGTTTAATTTTTTGATAGGCACCCTCAATGCAGTCGGGGCCGTCGGCCGGGTACGGCAGGTGCATGTCGAAAAGGCGGAACTGCGTTTCGAGCTCGCGCATGTGCGGGTTGTCTTTTTCCTGCTCGTTGAAAATAAGGCATCCCTCCCGGTTTATCGGTTCGAGCGCCGCTTCGATACGGACGGCCTTATCCGTTTTTTTGTCGGTGTCGGGGGAGATGACCAGGTGGTAGCCCAACTCTTTTTGTTTTTTTGCCACCAGCGGCTTGAACACTTTCTGGAAGAACGGGTCTTGCAGTTTGTTGTTCTCCATGTAATTGTAAACCGGTACTTTCCCTCCGACCCATTGGTTGAGCGTAAAATACCATCCGATGAATTCGTCCTGCGTATCGCGAGACTGGAATCCTTTGATGACATACAGTTTTTCGTCACGCATGCCACACAACCATACCCCCTTTGTCGACGATTTTTTGCTTTTCGCGTTCTCACCTGGAGCGGGATCGCCGTAGACGACCAAAAATTTAAATTTCGATAACGGAGGAATTTTCCCGTAGATGATCTGCCCGAATATCCTCCCGTCGCTGACAGGATTGTTGTAATATTCTGATTGCACCGCCTTTTGCGATATTTTCGATAATGTACGGTCGATGAACTCCTCCGTGTTTTTTTGTGGCCACGTACTTTTTCCGTCTTTGCCGCGGATGTTGACAATGTCGTGGTGATTGGCCATGGCAGCAGCACGAACGATGCAGCAATCCCTCGCAATGATGTTTCCGCACCAGATAACCAACGTGTCGGAAGAAATCGATCGTGTGGGATAAACGGCCTTTTCGAAAAAGTCCCAGTTTTTCCGCACCGTCTCCGGATTGAGCACCGCCTCATCGGTATCGTAGTCGTCCTGGATGAGAATATCCGGTCGGATCTCCTCGTTGCGGGAACCGCGCGGTGCAGAACCGATGCCTATGGCACGAAAAGCAACCCCCGCGCGCGTGACGAATTCCGAATCCGTCCAGGAGCCGATCTGCTCCTGCTCGCCGTAATAGGCCTTTATACGGCCGTTGCTCTCCAGATTTGCTCTGTATGGGGCAAGTAATCGTTTGGCTGCGTCGATGGTAGCCGCCGTAAGAAGTACATTGAATTTCTTGCCGGTAAGCGTAAGGTACATTACCACAAACATCACCACGGTGGATTTACCCAGCTCCCTTGACCAGGAAAGCACTTCATACCACTCCGGATTGTTCAGCATCCGGTTGATCGCCCTGATGTGGAATGGTGCAAATTCGTATTGAGTATATTTCGGGAAAAAATAGTTGATCCACTCCACCGGGTGGGCTTCAAGGTAAAGGCGGTGCTTTTCGATCTGCGCCCGCGACATGGAAGTATCCACCGGAGTAGATCGGAGAATATCCTCCTTATATTCCGCCCAATTTCCGATTGCTATGCGATCTTCCTGTTTCATTTCCCCCTGAGTACGTCTTTGATAAACTGATCGTAGAGTGCGACAAAATTCTGCGCTTTGGACAGATCGACGAAACGGAGCCAGTCGGCAAATTTGGTTCCGACTTCACAAATATCCTTGATCCCCACGTCCGTTTCCATTTTGTTGATCGCGGCGGACAATTTTCCCAATATATCTGCCTCCTTGGAATTCGCGAAACGCTCACCTTCGGGTCGTTGCAGGATGGACAAATTGATTTCGGCAACCTGTCGGTAAAGGTGCGCGATCTGTTCCTGCCGCGTGAGCGTGAGACTTGTTTTCAGCTCCTCCCATTTTTCCTTTTGAATCCAGCGGATGACCGTTTGCCGGGCAACACCCACTTTGTCGGCAATTTCCTGTTGGGTCAGGTTCTCCTTGAGATAGAGCGTCTTTGCCCACTCCTTTTTCTGTTGTGCCGTTAATTCAGCCATATAAGCACCCTTTTTGATACAAAATTGAAACGAAAAAACGGTCGCGACAAAAGATGTTTTCATGATGGCGCCCTAACTATCCATCATGCGCTTTTAAAACGTTATGATGCTTTTCTAATTTGCAGAAGGCTAAAAATCGAAGCAATTTTGCAAAAATTAAAGTGGGCAGAAAAAACGAGAAATAAAAAAATGAACCGATTTTTTAACATGATAGCCGGAAATGACGGATGCTGCATACTTCTGTACGGAGAAATAGGCGAAGGAGTGAGCGCCGGAGACGTGGCGAGAGATTTGGTTGAGGCCGAGGCACTCTACGGTAAAATAGACGTCCGCATAAACAGCTACGGGGGAGATGCAATGGCCGGGATTGCAATATTCAATGCACTGCGTAACAGCAAGGCCGATATCACGATCTATATCGACGGTGTTGCCGCATCGATTGCCTCCGTGATCGCAGCCTGCGGCAAACCGGTAATGATGAGCCGTTATGCCAAGCTCATGCTCCACAACGTAAGCGGAGGAGTATTCGGAAACACGAAAGAGGTTGAAAGCTATGTAGATATCATGAAGAATATCGAGAAAACGCTGATTGGCATCTATTCAGAAAAAACGGGTATGACGGAGGAAGAGATATCATCCCGCTATTTTGACGGCAAGGACCACTGGCTTTCGGCAGAGGAAGCACTCAGATTGAAATTTATCGACGGGATATACGACGCAGATCCCGTTCCGGAAGAAAGTACACCGGAACAGATCTATACGATATTCAACAACCGACTTAATACTAATCATAAAAATGGTATGACTATGTTTGAACAACTAAAAAAACGAAAACTGTTTGCCGGCTGTGCCGACGAAGCAAGCGCGGAAAAGGTGATTGCCGAATTGGAAACAAAAGCGGCAATGGCAGATGCGCTCAAAGACGAAAACAGGAAACTGAAAGAAGCCAATGAGGCGTATGAAAAGAAAGAAAACGAGGCTCACGAAGCCGAAATAGAAACGCTTGTGGATACGGCGCGATCCGAAGAACGTATCTCGGCGGAAGAAGTAGAAATATTCAAAAACGTGCTGCGCAACGATTTTGCGAACGGAAAAAAACTGTTGGACGCCCGTAAGGGGAAAAAACGCGTCATACAGAGCTTAGGGTTGCAAAAAGAACCCGAATTAAGCTTGTGGGAAACGCGAATGGCAGAAATAAAAAACAACTTAAAAAAGTAGAAAGATGGCAGTAAACATCACATCCGCATATAGCGGAGAAGTACTCGAAAGATTGCTTGTGAGGGCAACCACGGGCAACGAACTGGTAGAAAAGGGGCTTATTCATTTGGAGCCCAATGTAACGGACAAATTTTACATTCCGAGGTTGCGCACGGGCAAAATGCTCCGCAAACGTGTAGAGCAACCTGTGGATACGGACAGTAAGGGAGATTTCAGCATTGATGAACGCGCTCTGATCCCGGTTGAATTTATGGCCTTTACGACCTTCAACCCACGCTCGTTCGAGAAATTCTGGCGGCCGTGGCAGCCGAATGGCGAACTGGTATTTGCCGAATTGCCGCCTGAAGCGCAAAATGCGCTGCTTGCCGAGCTGGCCAAGGTGGTGGACTTCGAACTGGGGTGGCATTTCATCAACGGCGAGGCGGGAACGGATGACGACCATCTCTTCAACGGAATACTGACACGTATCGTAGCCGACACGGACGTGATTAAGGTAACCGAAACAAGCACCTCGCAAACAGAAAGGCTGAAAGCCGTCGTGAAGAAAATACCCGTTGCAATCCGCAACAATCCGAAGATGCGCTTCCTGATGTCTGTCGGCGACGCGGATAAGTATGATGACGAACTGGCCGCTCAAGCGTACAAGGGAGCCAACATCACCGATCTGAACGCCATGCGTTTCAAGGGTATCAAAATAGAACCACTTGCACAATGGCCGGACGATGTGATCGTTGCCACCTATTGCGGAATGGATTATGATACGAACCTTTGGGCAGGCGTAAACTCCGTGAACGATTTCGACGC